GTACATGCGCCGCCTCCGTGACACTTGGCAACCAAGCCATATACTAATAAACTGTGAGCGGAGTCAAGAGCAGATCGCAGCCTGGGCGAAGGCGCATTGGGACTTCTCCACTCGAGCATACACCAATGACTTCACGGCGTACGACCAAAGTCAAGACGGTGCCATGCTGCAGTTTGAGGTACTCAAGGCGCTGCACCTCGGTGTACCCGAGGAAGTTGTCGAGCTGTACATCCGGCTGAAGCTCGACAGCAAGATGTTCCTCGGCACCCTTGCGATCATGCGCCTCACTGGTGAGGGCCCCACCTTCGATGCAAACACTGAGTGCAACATTGCCTACACTCACGCACGCTTCGAGATCCCTGACGGCTGCGCACAAGTATACGCCGGCGACGACTGTGCTATCGACTGCGAACCCACCGAGCGCGACTCCTTCAAGCCGCTTGTAGACAAGTTCACGCTGCAGTCCAAACCGCAACACTTTGCGCAGAGCGTTGGCTCCTGGCCCGAGTTCTGCGGCAACCTTATCACGCCGCTCGGCTACCTCAAGGACCCTGTCAAGTTGCAAGCCTGCCTCGCCCTTGCCGCGCGCAAGCCCGCCAACTCCCCCGGCTCCCTCGCCGACGTCGCCGACTCTTACGCCATAGACCTTCTGCCGGCCTACAAGCTTGGGGACGGTGTCTACGAGGTCTTTGACGAGGCACAACTTCACTGCCACTACCAGTCTATCCGCACGCTCATCACCACGGCACACACCTCCAGGCTCAGCAATCTGCATGCCCTATACCACGGCGACTCGCTCTTCTAAGGGTTTTAGGTTAAGCTAACCAAACTAACTGAAATGGACTTAGAACTGACCCGTAGGCTCCTAACCAACGGATACCACCGTACTGACGAACCGCGCGCTCCCGGCGCCCCCATCGTTGTCCACGCCGTCGCTGGCGCCGGCAAGACCACCTTCCTACGCGCACTGCTCACCTTCCGCGACGTAGAGGTTTTCACGGCTGGCACTCACGATCCCCCTTGCCTGACTGGGAAGCATATCCGGTGCGCCCGCGCTCCGCGTCCCGGCGCTTTCAACATCCTTGACGAGTACCCCGCCTGGCCCACCTACCGCACCGAGCCCTGGCAAGCGCTCTTCGCTGACAACCTGCAGCACTCACAGCCGTCTCTCCGCGCACACTTCACCTGCGACCTCACCTACCGCTTCGGCGAGGCCACTGCCGCCGCCCTTCGCCTGCTCGGGTTCTCCATCCGCACCAGGCAACCTGCTCGAGTCTGCGCCGGACTCTCCTGGGCCAACATCTTCGAGGGCTACATCTACGGCCAGGTTATCACACTTGACGCTGCCGCGCACCACCTTGCGCTGTCCCACGGTCTCAACCCTATCACTGCTGAAGCTGCTCGTGGGCTGGAATTCGACGTCACCACTGTGCTAACCACCGCTGAGCACGTACACGACCTACCCTG